ACGGTCGATGACGTAGTTAATTATAACACTAGTGATCTAAAGAATACATATATTAAGGTTATCGTAAAAAATAGAACTAACGCATATATCTATGATATGTTTATGAATCGATTAAACGATGAAGGCGCGGCCGACATCAAAGCAATCGACGATGCCCTTAACCTTGAATCTGCAGGTGTTGATGATATTCTCGATGAGACTAAAGACACCAAGGAAATCCTACACAGCTATATTGATTCGCTAGATACTAATATTGATAAAGGAAAGATCAAGAATACTATCGACGCGTTATATCAGGAGGCATTGAGTTTATAATATGAGAATAGACTTTAAAAGAGTTAAATATAAAAACATACTATCAACTGGTAATTCATTCACAACAATTGAACTTAACGATCAACCGACCACATTGATTAGTGGATCAAACGGCAGCGGAAAATCGACGTTGCTTGATGCAATTGTTTTTGGTTTGTACGGTAAACCGTTTCGTAAAATCAACAAGCCGCAATTACTCAATTCGATTAATAGTAAAGCATTATTAGTTGAAATTGAATTTTCTGTTGGTGGTTCCGAATATTTAATTCGTCGTGGTATTAAACCTACAGTGTTTGAAATTATCAAAGACGGACAATTATTAAATCAGGATTCTGCTGCTAGAGATTATCAGTCCTATCTTGAAACAAATATTCTTGGTATTAATTACAAGGCGTTCAATCAAATCATTGTATTGGGTAGCGCAACTTATGTTCCATTTATGGAGTTACCTGCGTATCAGCGGCGAGAGATCATTGAAGACCTTCTAGACATACAAGTATTCAGCACAATGGGATTGCTTGCCAAAGAACAAATCTCCGAGAATAAGTCTTTAATTAACGACAATGATCACCACATTTCCCTGGCAGAATCAAACTTATTATTAGTTGAGGATAATAATAAAAAGATTCTTGCTATCAAAGAAACTGAGGTTGAAAAGATTCGTCAACGTATGTCTGATATAATTAAAGAAGTTGAAGATAATCAAGAAAGAATTGCTGCGATTGAAAACGAAATAAAAGACTTATATGTTTTAATTGAAGATAAGAAATCTGTTCGAAGTAAACACGATAAAGCATCTTCTTTAAGGCAAGATCTTGAAATCAATCGACGCAACTTTGAAAAGGATTTAAGCTTTTATCACGATAATGATAATTGTCCTACCTGCCAACAAAATATCGAACACGACTTTAAAGAAAAAGTAATCAATGAGAAACAAACCAGGAAGGAAGAAATTGAAACTGGTCTTGTTGAAATCGGAAAAACGATTGAACAATATCAATCAAGACTTGATGAAATATCTGAAACGGAAGACCAAATTCAAAACAAAAATTTTGAGATTGGAGAAATCCGCGCGGAAATTAAAATGCACAAGAATGCATTAATTAGTCATAAGACCGAACTTGATAACGCTCAGCGAGAAGTTGATGAAGTCGACACTTCGACTGTTGAAGAATATACCAAGAAAGTCAAATTATTGAAAAATGAACGGGCAACATTATTAGATGAATATGAAGTACTTGGAGTTGTAAACACTATCCTTAAAGACGGCGGTATTAAGAGCAGAATTATTAAACAATATATACCTGTTATGAACAAGCTGATTAATAAGTATCTTGCTGCCTTTGATCTGTTTGTTGATTTTCAATTAGACGAAAACTTTGACGAAGTTATTAAATCAAGGTTTCGAGATACCTTTTCTTATTCTTCATTCTCTGAAGGAGAAAAATTGCGTATCACATTATCAATTATGTTAGCTTGGCGATCAGTTGCAAAATTGCGCAATTCAGTTTCAACCAATCTTTTGATTCTTGATGAAACTCTTGACGGCGCTCTTGATGGTCTAGGCATCGAACATTTAATTGAAACGTTGCACGGTTTAAATACAAACGATAACATTTTTGTTATCAGTCACAGAGGAGATCAGTTTGCTGAAAAATTCGCAGGACACATTAAATTTGAAAAAGTCAAAAACTTCAGCGAGATTGCTGCATAGTCTATTGACATCCTCCTTTAATTATGGTATAATGGCACCATGAATAACAAGCAAACATTTTATACGTCAGTCGAACGGTTCGGCAACAATATCCTTTGGCGAGGTTACAAGAATGGCCGGCCTTTTAATGAAAAGGTAAAGTTCAAACCTTCCTTGTATTACCATACACCAAAATCTACAAATGAATACCGTTCTCTGCTTGATAATCGAAACTTATCAAAGCATACGTTCGATTCAATGCGCGAAGCAAAAGAATTCATCGAACAATATGGAGACGTCGGTAACTTTAAAATATACGGTACCACCAATTACGTATCTCAATTCATTCAACATAATTATCCAGGCAACATTGAATTTGATCCTGATCTAATTAACATTGCTTCGTTTGATATTGAGGTTGACATCAGCGACGGATACGCCGATATCGAAACGGCTGATAAAGAAATTACGTCAATCGCGTATAAGTCCTCGAAGTCTAACACATATTACCTCCTTGGCCGTAAAGATTACGACAAAACAAAAACGATTACAAATATTGACCCTGAAGATATCAAATTCATTAAGTTTGATACCGAAGTACAATTACTTAGATATTTTGTTGATCTTTGGAAACAAGGCGGTTATCCTGATATCGTAACAGGATGGAACGTTGAATTTTTTGACATTTCATATATCGTTACTCGAATCCTTCGTCTTTGTGGCGAAACAAAAGCAAACGAATTGTCTCCTTGGCGGTCAATTCAAAAACAGGTTCGAGAGTTTTTCGGCAAACCGCAAACGACATACAAAATTAGCGGTGTTGCAGTCATCGACTATATGGACGCATTCAAAAAATTCGGATACAAATACGGTCCTCAAGAATCCTATAAACTTGATCACATTGCCCACGTGGTTCTTGGTGAAAAGAAATTGGATTATTCTGAATACGGTAACTTGACTGCATTATACGAACAAAATCCACAACTGTACCTTGATTATAACCTTAAAGATACGCAACTGATTCAAAGAATGGAAGATGAAACCGGTTTGTTATCTTTGGTTATGACTGTTGCTTATGGCGGTGGTGTAAATTATGGGGATGCCTTTGGTACGGTTGGTATATGGGAAACAACTATTTACCGTCGTCTTATTAAAGACAAAGTTGTTCCTCCGTTGAAAAAAGGTCCAGGTCAGCGGGCAGGCGAGTTGGTTGGTGGTTATGTTAAGGACCCACAGGTAGGTATGCATCCGTGGGTTGTTTCTTTTGATCTCAACTCTCTGTATCCCCATCTTATGCTTCAATATAATATGTCACCTGAAACATACGATCGCGATCGACGTGAATACGTTACTCAAGATTTGGTGTTAAAAGGCGAATATTTTAATAATGATCCTTCCGTTGCTGTAACTGCAAACGGCGTTTGCTTTCGTAAAGATAAGTTAGGTATTATTCCTGAAATCATTGATGAATATTACAATAACCGTTCTCAAATCAAAAAACAAATGTTAGCTGTTGAGCAACAACTTGAAAACGAAACGGATCCGCGTCAAAAAGCAATTTTGAAAAAAGAAGTTAACCAATTGCATAATTCGCAAATGGCAATTAAAATTTCGATGAATAATCTTTATGGCGCAACTGCGAACATTTACTTCCTCTATTATATTAACGAAATGGCAGAGGCAATTACGACCTCAGGTCAGCTATCAATTCGATACGCTCAAAAATCTGTTAATGATTATCTAAACAAGTTACTCAAAACAGATGATAAAGATTATATCGTATATATTGACACTGATTCCATTTATGTTAATTTTGGCCCGCTCATCGAAGAGGTGTTTGGAACTACCGACATCGAACGCAAACAAGGTGAAGAGTTTCTTGACCAAATTTGCTCAACTAAAGTAGAGGCAGTAATTGAAAAAGGTTACGAGGACCTTGCAAAAAGAATGGGTGCCTATCGTCAAGCAATGTTTATGAAACGTGAAAAGATTACTGATAAGTCAATCTTTATTGCTAAAAAACGATATATACTCAACGCATTGAACAGCGAAGGCGTTCATTACGAAAAACCAAAAATATCTGTTACTGGATTGGAATCGGTCAGATCGTCGACTCCACAGGTCGTTCGTGATAAAATGAAAGAAGCCTTTGACGTTATTATGAAAGGCGATGAAACAGACACCCAAAAATTTATTTCGGATTTTAAATCTGAATTTATGCGATTGCCTGCTGAGGAAATTGCTAAGACATCAGGTACCGATAACATTGACAAGTATCGAGAACGCGGTAGTAGTCTTTACAAAAAAGGATGCCCTATGCATGTTCGAGGATGTATACTTTACAATGCCGAACTTGAAAAGAAAAAGTTAACAAAGAAATTTGAATCAATCAAATCAGGAGATAAGATTAAATTTTTATACCTCAAAGTCCCAAATCCCATTCGAGAGAATATGATATCGTTTCCTGGGGTATTGCCTAAAGAATTAAATCTTGACCAATACATTGATTACGAAAAACAATTCGATAAGGTATTTCTTACTCCTATCGATGCAATCCTTGAAGCAATAGGTTGGTCTGCAGAAAAGATTGATACTCTTGAAAGTTTTTTTAGTTGACATCATATAATAATTATGATACAACATTATATAATAATTATGATAAAATAAGAGGTGGAAAATGGTAACGGTTACATCTTATGAGACAGTTGAAAAAAATGTCCGCAATTGGGTATCAATTATGAAAGACCCATATTTTGATGGTTTTACTGGTTGGGGTCAAAAACAGAAACTATACCTACTGAAAGAATTGGTGGATGGTATTTTGGCTGACCCCGACCTCCCTCATTATAATGGGGAAGAAGAATGGTTAAAAGAAATGGAGATAACTTTATGAGTAAAAATTGGGTACAAGACATTCGAGATATGCACGATCATTTTGGAATGTCTGAAAAATTCGAAAAAATGGATCAAAGAACTAAAATGCAATTTTTATTGTTCAGAGAAAGATTTCTTAGAGAAGAAATGAGCGAGCTGCACGGTGCTATAGGAGCTTCAAATGGCGAACCACCTAATAAAGCTGAAATTGTAGATGCGTTGATTGATCTTTGTGTTGTTGCAATTGGAACACTTGATGCGTTTGGAATAGATGCCGACAAGGCGTGGAACCTCGTTCTTCAAGCAAATATGTTAAAAGAACCTGGAGTAAAAGAATCTAGACCAAATCCTTTTGGTCTGCCAGATCTTATTAAACCTGAAGGCTGGGTTGCTCCTGATCATTCTGACAACACTGGGAGATTGTAATGACAGATTTTAGAAGATCGATAATTGAAACGGCACGCCAATATTATACCGCTTCAATTTCAAGACACAGACTTAATGTTGAGGTTTTGATGCAAAACGGTGTTGGCGTTGCTGAACATCCTGATCTTATGGAAACCATTGATAACGAACTCGGAAAAATTGCAGAGTATCACGATAAACTTGAAATGTTAGTGCATTATTTCCCGGTTGGTGAATAAAACTATTGACATTCTTTTTCAAATATTGTAGAATAGCTGTATCATATAATGGAAAATTGTTATGGGTATTCGCGTAACAGAATCGGATAATTCAACATTAACTGAAGTTGCAACTAAGATGTACACTAAGGCATTGCCAAGTGTTATCGATAGTTTTCAAAATAACCCAAATCGAGAAAAGTTTACAACCGTCTTAGGTATGTACGGCGAAATTGTTGCATCTGAAATTTGCAA